TGTTTTCGATCGGTCACCTTCGGTCACCATCGGTCACCCGTCAGCGAGGACCCGAGGTCAGCCCTCCGGGACCTCCGGGGTGGCCGGCGCCCAGCCGGTGAACGGGTTCGCGATCTTCGTGCGCCGTCCGCGACCCGTGATGCTGACCGCCCACGATCCGATCTGGTCGTTGCCCGTCTGGGCACGGTTCACCTGCACGGTGCCGACGCCCTCGAACGCGTGGTCCGGGTTCGGGGTGCCTTCGGCGGGCTTGTCGTACCAGCGGAACTTCCCCGCGGCGAGCTCACCGACGGCGTCCGGCTCGGTGAGGGCGAGGAGCGCCTCGACCTCCTCGGTGAACTTCCCGTCGGGGAGGCGCTGCTGCTGGACCTGGAACGCGAGGGTCCAGGACTCGCCGATTTTCGGCGCGTTCGGGGAGCCCTTGTCGTCGTAGGTCGCGGCGTCCTGGGTGACGGGCTGGACCTGCGGGTCGACGGCGGTGATGCGGCGGATCGGCTGCCACTGGCCGGCGATCTCGATGTCGACGCCGTACTCGTAGGAGAAGCCGTACTGGGAGTCGGTGATGGTGGGGTCGTACGTGACCATGGAGGGGCCTTCTTTCAGGGTCGGAGGATGACCTGGTAGTTGTCGGTGCGTTCGTCGCGCCCGTTGCCGTCTGGGCCGAGGAGGGCGAAGGAGAGCCGCTGCGCGCGGCTGATCACCGGATCGCTGTGGAGCCAGTGGAGATGGGCGAGGAGGTCGTCTCCGAGCCGGTCTGCGCTGAACGGGTCGCCGCGGCGGCCCCGTGACCAGAACTGGACGCGCCGGATCCGGGCGCCGCCGTCGCGGTGGTCGTCGGCCTCGGTGGCGTAGACGGTGATGGCGATGCCGGCGTCGGGGGTGGCGGGGAGTCGCTTCGCCGCGATCACCGGCTGGTCCCGGAATGGGATTGCCTGGAGCAGGGACCTCAGGTGTCGGGTCAGGGTCTCGTCATCCACCGAGGGCACGGCGCACCTCCGCAGCGACGATGGCCTGTGCGTTCCCGCGCTCCTCGAGCACGGCCGATTCGAGGTACTTCGCCTGCCCGCCCTTCGGGTGCCGCCACCCGACTTCTTCGTGCTGCCTCGCGGCGTACGGGGTGTCGAAGAAGACCGACGCCTCGCCATCGCCGACGTCCGTGCCGCCGGAGGCGCGGAGGGGCCCGTCACGGATGGGGGTGCGGGGGAT